CGGTGTAACCAATGCGGCAACAGTTTGGAATTCTCCTGTTTGTCCATCGACATATCCAACGGATGCCGCATTGGTTACACCGCCACGACGTACACCAGCTGGTGCAAACCATGGATAAGAAACGTTGTCGCTTAGAGCGATTGTACGCAACATGATATGACTTGGCGGAACAACAATGTTGTTGCCTGTTAAATCTTGTGTGTAAGCCCATGGATAGTAGATAGCTGAATAAGCATTTGTAGCGATTAAGCCTTGCTCACCGTCTATTACTGCACCTGCTGTGTTATTACCCCAGTTACTTAAACTTGTAGCATCTGGTGTCAAACGTGCTGGAGGATCCATAACAATAAACGCTGACAGTCCGTTGTCTGTATTCAAACCAATCAATGCACTGAATGTTTCTGTGTATCCTGGGCAACTTAACAAGTTATAGATAACTGTATCTGGTTGACGGATATTTTGATTTGCTTGGATTGTAGCTTCTAATGCCTGTAATACTACTGCACGTTGAGCCTTGCGACCTAGTTGTGCAACACCCATTGTGTCGTTAGCGGCAGCGGTTACCCAGCTGTCTGGATAGTAGTTGGTCATTAGTGCGTTGTTATAACGAACGTTCAAACTAGTAGTGTTGGTATAACCTACACGATACTTCTTAACGTTATAGCCACTGCGACGTGTATTCCATAACAACATACCTTTTGGATATAGTGCAGGATCTGGACAATCATAAGACACGTAACTTGTGCTCAACAAACTTACAATAGTTGCTGGAGTGCCTGCGCCAGTTTGTACGCTGTTGTTAAGGCTGTTGTCAGTCCAACGTGCATCAGCAAATACAATACCGTTGCTGGTTGTATGATCTGTTTCATCCATGTTTATCCACTTAGCAGTTAGGCTATTATACTTGTAAACATTAGGAAAATTTTCTAAATTGCTTGTGTTGATCCAAATATCGCCATTGGCTAGTGGAGTACCATCGCTTTGTGCTGTTGGTTGGGTAGCACTAACGATTGGACCCATTGGGTCTGTAGCATTAACGCCTGTTGGGCTTGCTGTACCTGCATAAACAGCTTGGTTGATAGCAATAGCTTGTGTTGTCAAATAACCACGCCATGCTGTGCCGTCATTGATCATGATGTCAAATTCACTTAGTGAAGTATCATACCATAGTGTGCCATCTGCGGGTGCTGTTGTTGGTGGTGTTGGACTAGCTGTTACTAGACCGTTACCAGTTGTGCCAACAGTAGTTGCCCAGTTGCTTAGTACATAAGTTGTCGAACTAGCGCCCGAAACACCGTCAATCTTAGGAGCACTGTAGTTGAAGTTTGCTGATGTACCTGGTGTAAACAACTTGCTCAACGGAGTATTACTTCCGTCAACAAATAGTATGTCTCCGCCTTGTACATGGCTAATACTAATACTGTTGTTAGCATTAACAACAATACTTACTAGTGGATCGCTCACTGCGGCTGTAAATGCTGTTGCAAAAGCTGCCGCATCGCTTACTGCACCAGTAGCAATAAATGTTACTGTAGCTAAAAGCGGAGCAGTTGTAGGTAATACTGCTGAACCTGTTTGGCTTGCTTGTACAGTAAATGTATAAGTTTGTGCTGTAAATGTGCTGGCTGTAACAATATTACTTGTAGTTAATGTTGGACCAACTGCATTACGGAAATAAATTTTGAAGTCGCCATAAGCTGGTGAACCTTCATCATCGTTGTATTTTACATATAATTGATCTAACGCTAGATTAATACCACCGCCTGTTGGATCTAAATTGTATAATGCTGTATAGTTGTCTTTGTACAAGCTAACAGGTTGACTGATCCAAGAACTTGTTGCGGCACTATACTGCTTGACCATCCAGTTTGCACCAAGATTGATTGGTGTTGATTTAACCCATACAGAACCTGTTGGGTAACCGTTTACTGTTGTAATATTGTCATAGCGACCATATGTCGGAATACTTGTGTGCGGAGCGATTGTAAACGCTGGAGCTTTGTAAATCCAAGTTGGGCCGCTTTGTAATGTTGTTGTAGTACCTTGATTTAGTCCAAGTGCAGACACTGCTGTACCACTAATTGTAACGTCAACACCTGTTGAATACAAATTCAAATAACCGTTGATTGCGGCTGCTGTAATACCTGCGGCTGTTCCTACGTTAATGGCCGCTGCCAATGCTGTTACAGTTGATACACCTTGAAATGTTGTACCGTTAATGGTCAACTGACTTCCGCCTGTTGTTAATGTACCGCTTGCCAATGTTTGGCTTGCGCTAACTGTATAACTTGTACCTGCTGTTGGTGTACCTGTTGAACTTGCACTTAATGTCCAAGTACTTGTACCACCACCTGACGCAAATGCGCTACCTGTAACGTTAGCTGTAATGTATGTAAATGCTGGAGTAATACCAGTAATCACCATGCCAACTGCTATAGTTCCGCTAGCAACTGCTGTTACTGTTAGTGTTGTGCCGCTTACTGTACCAGTAAATGATGCAGAATTAACTGCTGTAACTTCTGTACCAGCTGTAACTGTGTTACCTGCATTGCTTAAAACTTCACCAACTGATACGCTTCCGCCTGTTACTGTGCTAGTTACTGTTAGTGTTGTACCAGCAATTTGTCCTGTAAAACTTGTACCAGTAGCAGTTAGTGTTGGGTTAGCTACAGTACCAGTAGCGGCTGGCCAACTTGCGGCCCATGCTGTTGAACCAACTTGCACCCATGTGCCACCAGCTGTATCTGTTTTGCCTTTTTTGTACCATAATTTATACAATGTTGTCAGTGCAACAAGAGCATAGTCGCCTTGTTGCCCATAACTGCTCAATGGCTTGTAGTTACCGTCAACTTTAGTGCTGTCAGTAATAACAGTAAAATTGCCTGCTAGTTGTTGTTCTGTAAATGTTTGTCCGCCAGTTGTAGTTGCAACGTTGGCATTCCACTGGAATACACCGAACGCACTGGTTGATGTGTTCAACCAAAATGTGCCATCTGCAGGGTTACCTGTTGGAATAGTTGCTGAACCTGCTAATTGTGCTGTGTTTACATCTGCACGTACTACATAAGCACGACTACTAACACCTAAGAAGCTATAAGCGGCCTGTAGACCGTATTCGTTCAATTCGCCAGCATTGATAGGATTGTTTTCTGCGTCAGTTTGGAAATAAGGAATACCAAATGTGGCTCCTAGATCCATTTGACTAGTTAGCAAGTATACCTTACCTGCGTTAGCTTTGGTTGTGCCTGGAGCAGTGCCTGTTCCAGCTGAATTCATTTTGTCTTGTTGTGTAGCAACAATAATTAGGGGTACGGTTCCGGGTGCGGCCGGTGTGTAGAAACTTTCGTCTATTACGGTTACGCTTACGCCTGGTGAACTTAATTGAGCCATTGTGTTATCTCCATGAGTACATGTTCTTAATGTATTTATGGCAATTTGAATAAATGGATGGTTTATAACTAGGCAAAAAGGTTCAAAAAAGGCTTAAATAAAATATGAGACCATTATGTGGGTGCGGAAGAGCACCAGTAGCTGTTAATTACTACAAAAATAAACGACCATACTATAGAAGTCAGTGTGGTGCTTGTTTGCGGGGAGTCCTAGTGCCTAGATGGGCAAGTGCAGGTTACAAGATGAAAAACTCATGCGATAAATGCGGATTTAGGAGTCCGCATCTTGATGTGTATAATGTGTTTCATGTAGACGGTGACTTAAATAACTGCCACCATAGTAATCTCAAGACTGTGTGTGCAAACTGTCAGCGGATTCTACATAAAGAGGGTGTCCGTTGGCGACAAGGTGATCTTGTGCCAGATTTATAACACCTTTAACTTGGGTGTACAAGTCATCAATAGTTTCATTGTTGTCTAATACATGGTCAAATTTAGTGCCAACCCAAGCTGTTTCACTAGCATGGATTCCATAACTAGATAATTTTTCCTTGAACATTTCCAATCCGCTATTGGCATATTCTGCCACTTGATACCATTCAGGTTCAGGGCCACGGACCACACGAATAACTTTGCCTCCAGCGGCTTTAATTGATTTAATTTCGTTAGGAAAACGGCAGTCGCTAATAACAATATCGTCTTTACTATTGCGTAATTTATTTTCTAAACTGGCAATCCAAATATCATCATGGAATGCCTTGCGACATACTTCTGTGCCCCAGTATTGTAGTACCCATCGAGGAGTAAGATTAGGCATATCAAGTCGGGCACTCCACCAAGGATCTACCTGTTCACGCCATTCGCGGGCCATTTTTGTACGCCCTTCCAACATGGTTCTATCCCAACCAAATACTTGGGCTACTGCATCTTTCAAACTGTTGGCAAAACTTTCTCGTCTAAATCCATGAAAGTTAGTCAAATAATCGGCAATAGTGTCTTTGCCAGAACCAATAAATCCGCATACACCTATAATCATAAGAAACCCCGTAATGTAGTGCTAGTATATAACACTTTTATTACGGGGTCAATTAATTAATTACTCAATTATACTGGAACTTCTTCCCACTGTACTGAATAAGCTGTACCTGATGAACCTGAAGCGGCACTTAGGTAAAATTCTGCGTATGCACCTGGTGGAAGAATCAATGAACCTTCCAAATCATAGTATGCACCACCAACTGAAGCTGCCTGCGCACCAACAATAGTGTGAACTACTGGAGTTGTACCACCTGTGCTAGCCGCTGTACCAAAAGTTGCTACAGAGTAAGCAATACCTTGACCTTGTGCGTTTTGGCCGTTTACAAAAGCGTTACGTGTAGTAGCTAGTGTTGTGCTTGATGGAGGTTGTGTTGTAACACCAGTTGCTAGACCATATAGTGTAGCAGTTGGAGCAACAACGAATGCAAAACCTACTTTATTGATAACCAAGTTAACTGAGCTTGCTAATGGGTTGAATAATGCCAAACCTGTGTAAGCTGAACCTAGTGCAATAATACCGTTTGAAGCTGTTTGTGCGGCTGTATTTGCAACAAACACGTTACGACGGTAAGTTGTTTCGTAATAACGACCGTGTAGTTCGCTAACTACTAAATCGCCTAATTGTCCTTGACGGATTGCTGGGGTAGCGCCTGGTTGGTTAGAACCTGCTGGTGCGCCGACTTGTCCTTGAATTAACATTTATAAATCTCCTTAATTGATCGGGTTATTGTTGACGGTCTGCACGTCATTGCGTAACCCGTCGATATCGTCATTAATATTTAGCCCTTGAGCCAAAATAATGTTCATTACACGCAATTCTTGCAAGACTTGATCCATAGTTTCTTGCATTTTTTGTATTTGTCCACCGTATTCTGCAACGTTGTTAGACTCATAACCTGGCGCTGTGTCATAATAAACGTTGATTTTATCACTTGCATTTAGAGATGCTGTACTAACAGCCAGTGTAATTACACTACCGTTGATATTGGTAATACCTAATCCTGGAGCACCTGCAATATAAAGCGGTGTATTTCCTGTAACATCCATTACTGCATAAAGTTTGTCGATGTTAAAAATGCCTGGGTAAGCACTGAAATCCAGTGTACCTACGCCTGCGGCACCTGGAGTTAAAATTGGTTGAAATGGTAATAATTGTTTCATAGTTGTCCTTAGAGTGCTAGTTGATAGGCTAACATGGTAGTCAAGTTAGGTACTACTACTCCGTTTTGTTTTAGTGTTCCTGGGAAATTAGTAGTGCCAGTGCTGGATCCAACTGTCATCGTACCAGTTACACCAGCAAACAAGTTAACTGTACCGCTAGTTACGTTGGTTGTAATTGTTGCCGAGCCGCTGGCACCGTTGCCTAGTACACTAAATGTACTGTTGCCAGTGCTTTGTCCAACATAATATGTAACACCTGCCGCACCTTCATTAATTGTTGTGGCAGCTCCATAAGCATTTATAGTTGTAGCATTAGTATTGAATAGACTAACAGTACCAGTGCTTGCAGTTGTTAAAGTTGGATTGGTAAAACTTAAAACACCAGTTGTACTCAACTGCATCTGTTGACTGCCACCATTATAAAAACTCAATGGTAAATATGTTCCTGTACCGTTAACACCTGAAACTAGTTGTACATCAGTTGTACCATTTGTAGCAATTAAGATCTTACTAGCATTGGTTAAACTACTGCTGTTTGCCGCTTGCCATGAAGCCGCTGTTGCTGTGCCGTTTGGTACAACATATATACCTGGATTAGCATTAGTTGTTTTAGTTGTGAACACTGTGCGGCTGTTCACTGTGGCATTATCAAAATCGCCTGCTATCTGTACGCTAGATGCATAGGTAGTATTACCGTTTATTTGTGTAGAACCGCTGAGAGTAGTTGTGCCAGTTACTGTTAAACCATTATTGACTGTAGTTGTGCCTGTTGATGCGCCAATACTTACTGTTGTTCCTGCGCCAGCAAAATTAACTGTGGTAGCTGTTGTGTTTAGTAAGTTGAAAGATGTACTAGCAGTTGTTAGACTTGTACTAACTACTGGAGAAGTTAATGTCGGGCTAGTTGCAAATACTACAGAACCTGTTCCTGTTGCACCAGTAGATGTAACTCCTTCTAGTGACACATGTCCAGTGATTGTTGTTGTACCGCCACTGGTACCAATATTAAGATTCGTTGCGGCACCGCCAAAATTAATTGTTGTTGCAGTTGCGTTGAATAAATTTTGTGTAGTTTGTGTAGTCGTTACATCTCCGCCAACTGCTAGGCTTGTTAATGTGCCTACACTGGTTAAACTTGAACTAACTACTGTTGATTTTAATGTTGTACCAGCTAGACCGCTTGCGTTAGCTGAAATAATACTATTGGTTACAGTTGTACTGGTACCGTCTACTTTGACTCCGCCTAACTGTGTAGTACTAGCAATAGCAAGACTTATAGTTCCAGTACTGTTGACTATACCGCTGGTTGCTACTAGCGGAATAATTACGCCGCCTAGCTGAGTGTCGGTTGCTTGTTTCAAATCAATAGTAACTGCTACACTACCATTGTAGGTAGTTGCACCAGTTGCCAAAATACCATTACCAATGGTTAACACGTTGGCCAAATTAGCACCAATAGTGTATGTGCCGCCTAGACTTGCTGTTGTACCATTAATTGTTATTGAACTATTTGTCAATGATGAGTTGGCAATGTTTGTAATTGTGTTGGCACCACCGCTGATAGTCTTGTTAGTTAGTGTATCAGTAGTTGCACGACCTACCAGTGTATCTGCACTGGTTGGCAATGTTAATGTACCAGTATTAGTAATCGTGCTAATATTTGGTGCCGTTAATGTTTTGTTAGTTAGCGTTTGTGTGCCAGTTAGACTGACAGCATCTGTAATACCATATCCGCTAACAGTTGTTGGTAAAGCGGTAATATTGCTGAACGCCAGACTTGTGATAGGAATAGTAATGTTTGCACTACCATCGAAACTAACACCATTAATTGTACGGGCTGTGTACAGCTTAGTTGCTGTGGCCGCATTTCCTGTTGAAATATCAAAAGGAATTGTAATATTCTGACTACCATCAAACTGTACACCGTTGATTGTACGGGGTGTGTAAAGTTTTGTGGAGGTGGCTGCCGTTCCTGCCAACACATAGTTCTTCAGCGTGAGCAAAGTGGTGTTTTGGCTGGTTGGAGTACTGCCAACTGTGGCAGTAACCAAGGTCAAATTAGCATCTGCTAATGTGCTGGTTGTGGATAATTGCGAAAGTGTGGTGTAGGATGGCATAGTGTATTTATTGTATTTTGGTAATTATTAAGTACCTGTAGTTGTAGTTACTCCAGTATTTGTAATAGTCAAATTGTTGCTAGAACTATCAGCCAGTGTGCTGTCTGGCAAACTAAACAAGGCTAAGGTGTTGCTGTCAGTTTGTATAGTGCCTCTAGTAGCTGGTGTAAAGTAGTTTGTACCTACGGTGCTGCCAGTATATCGCAAGTTGTTGCTGATTCTAAAATCTCTTATATATCCTCTCCAACTACCAGAGCCGTTGTAGGCCACGTGCATCACACTGTTGAGCGGATTGCTTGAACCGTCGTGGCTTGCAGAGCCTGTAGCTGTACCTATACAATATCCATTCATATAAGCAGTATATGTTGTACTACTGGAGCTGGTGCTGTTCCAAGTGAAAGCATAGTGCATCCAAGTATTGACAGCGGGTGTGTATCCTGTGCCAGTTGCGGCTGTGACATTGACTGTACCTCCCGAGTTGGCAAAATGCAAGGCTCCAAGTGTATTAAAATAAGCACTGAATTCTGCATTTGATCCAATCCAGTCAAATAAACCCTGAACATAGGTTGTTAAATTGGCGGCATTACAGTAGAACCAACCTTCTATGGTGCATGTAGTGCTGACCGGTGTGGGATTGATATTAAAATATTGAGTTCCAGTTGTACTCAACATATACTTGCCAAGATTTTGTATGTTTATGTTGGTAATGTCAAATCCGCCAGTATTGGTTGCAGGATTTGCACCTACATCTGTTGTAGGAGCAGAATACAGGGCCATCCAAGGATTTCCGTTGATTCTAAACCACATTTTGTTGTTGGCCGCATCTACTGCCACATCAATGATGTCGTTGGGATTATATATTCTAGCTTTTCGTGTACCAGCATTAAAATCTTCAGCTGTACCAGCCGACGATGTGATTATGGTGCGGCCGTCGTCATATATACCAGCCGCATACGTGGCTGGAATGTTGCCCAAGCTGCCAGGCCATTGCCCTGTAGATGTAACGATCGATTGTTTAGCAATTCCAACGATTCCGTTGTCCGCCGCAGGCCACACAGCAGTATAGACATACTTAAAACTCATCATGACTTTGTCGTTCACACCGATAGCATAGGTAGTTGTAGTGGTATTATTACCGGTTAATGCTCTCATTGACAAATTACCGTTACTCAGTGTATTACCAGTACCATTATGTGCTGGATCAAACGTGGCATTGCTAACAAATGTAAATCCGCTCGGTACTGTGTAGGCGGTGGTGGTCTGTATGTCAAACCCAAGTCCAGCTCCGGTGTTGACACCAAAATTACATATGGCAAAATAATATTGACTGCTGGGATTAGCAGAATAGTATCTTGCGTAGTAGGCGGCCCACTCAGTTTGTATCTGTGCCAGGGTCAGCGCACCATTCCATACCTTGATAACACCAATGTCTGCGGGTGCGGCTTCTGTACCGCTTGCTCTGTTGAACAATCTCAATTGATTGGGTCCTCTAATGGAACTATTGGTTACTGAGTAGGCAGAGCTCAAAGGTTGACTGTTTGTTGCTGAATAGATTTTGCCCACACCTGATGTGTTGTCATACACTGCCCAGTCCAAATGCCATACAGTATCTGCTGTTTCTCCACTCAAGTTAATGGTGACACCATTGCTGTAATACACTTTGGGTTTACCATTATAGCCAGCCATGACAAAATCGCCAAGGGTTTCATTATTGGTATTGATTAAACGTCCTGAACTTGACGTGGCCAACTTATATGCCACAAATACTGTATAACTCTGGCTACCTGCGCCATAGTTTGGCCCACCGGCAATATAGTCGCCCATGGCGTCGCCTATATAAGTGCTTCTAAACACACCGCTGTTGGCGCTGTTCCAACTTATTCTACCATTGGTATTGCTAACGGTCAATGTAAAATTGCCAGTTGCGTCAGTTGACGCATTTGTAGGCACAGCAGAATAGTTTGCCGCATCTAAATTAAAGACCAAAGTAACAGGAGTCGGGCCAGCCTTGTGGCTCATGTTGTGCATTATTATACCAGTCATTATGTTAATCCTGTTCCGTTTATAAACCAGCTTGTACTGGTAACTTTAACCGCAGTGGCCATACCATATGCGGCCAGTGTTCGGCTTCCTGTTGTACCAGTACCACCTAAATACATGGTGTCAGTTGTTATAGCAATAGTGACTGTTGCTCCTGCTGCCGCAATAAATGCAATAGTTGTCCCAATAGGAAATGCTACACTACTATTGGCAGGAATAGTTACAGTGCATGTTGCTGTTACATAGATATGTTTTCCAGCGTCGCCTATAACAATAGGGTATGCACTAGAAACACTATTTTGAGGCATGCCTAAATAACCAATACTGGAAGCTGTACTAGACGTAGTAGCTGTTGCGGCAAATCCTATTACAGACCCTGTAAATGTTGGACCGGACAATGGCGCATAAGTTGTACTGGCTGTGCTAGTTGTTAGATAACTGCTTAGTGATGAAGTTGTGGCATACGAAGTCAGTGTGCTGGTCAAGGTACTTGATGTCACATAGGATGTCAGTGTGCTGGTCAAGGTACTTGATGTCACATAGGATGTCAATGCGGTCGTCAATCCGCCTGGACTAACATAGTCAGTACCGGCAACCGCGGCAGTGAGCGCATTTGCCCCATTACCCTTTACCATGCCACTGATAGTTCCAATAGGTGATTGATAGTCAGTACCTGCAACCGCAATTGTCAGTGCTCCGGTAGTAGTTGTGCTCTTAACAATACCAGTAGCTAGCGCACTGGTACCAGGAGCATAATCTGTTCCGCTAGTTGCCGCACTAATAACTGTGCCATTACCTTTTAGTAAACCCGTTAGTGTAGTTGCGGTTGCATTGGGACTACCCCAGGTTAAACTAGTTCCATTCCAAATCAACGCAGTGCCTGTTGTAACTGGAGCGGCAACAAATCCAGTAGTACTTGCGGCTGTTTGATAGGCCAACTGATTTGCACCACCGCTGGCCAAGTTGCTGGCTGTAGTAGATGTTCCGTTAAGAACAAATGTTTTAATTGTACTTAATGGAAGTTGTACTGTTGTAAGTGTGCTTGAGACGTTGGCGACTATTGCGGCGATTTCTGAGCCAGTTAGCGATTGTCCAAGACTTGGAAGGTCTGTAAATTTTGCCATAGATTATCCTATAACCATAGTCATAGGCGTTCCGCCTGCGGCATTGGTTTCTATTTCTTTTTCTAATTTGTCTATCATTTCCTTGCTTTCAGAAATTAGTGCAGTACCGTTAAGAGTAATGCCGCCTGAACCAGGTCCTGCAATACTAGCAAATTTGCTACGTGCTTGTCCTAGCATGCCTTTAGCAGTGGCCAGACTATAATCTTTCAACCATTGTTTTGCATACGGGTCTTGCAACAATACCCAGTCTGGACGAAAATTGTAACATTGAATTAATATCTGTTCGCCTTGAGCAAAAGGGCGTTGTAAAATGTCTATGATATGACTGGTGGGTTTCCATAAAAATTCAATGTAACTACCGAACATACGTCCAACTAATTTTTGATAGCCGGCAAATGCATCATAAGTTGCTAGACCGCCCATCATTGACCCTGACATCAAATATGTATTTGTATATGCCAAGTTAAAGGGTTCAAACAAAGTGCCGCCAGCACCGATACCGCTACGACTGCCAATAGCACGACGGAATACTTGGCGAACTGTAATAACTTCATCAGGTAATCTGTATTCATTTTGATCCTGTATTAATTCTAAGAACATATAGCTTTCTTCTACGCTGTTACTACTGCGTTGTCTATAGTAGGTTAGCGCACGATCTAGTGCTAGTTCTAAATGTGCAGGATCTAATTCTACTTCAACCATGCCATCGCCCAGCATTAATTTGATATATTCAAACACTTTATTGCGCTCAACTGTGCTGTTTGATTGGGTTGTTGATGGTAGTAAATCTGACATTTTTTGTTCTCCTATGATATTTATCACTACCATAAATACTATTATGCCACGATTATCCTTATACAGACCAGAAAAAAGCTCGGACTATAAATTCATAGATCGACAAGCCAGCGAGATGTTCCAAGTTGGGGGCACAGATGTCTATTTGCACAAATATTTAGGCACTAAAAATCCCACAATTGGTACCGCGGATCAGCCTATCTATGCTCAACAAAGCCCTACAAACATTCAAGATTTATTGTTCTTAGAAAATCGTGACAGAGCTTATGATAGCCAGATCTACAGAATTCGTGGTATATACAATGTACAAAATATTGACTTTAATTTGAGTCAATTTGGCCTGTTTATCGACAATGACACCTTGTACATGACTGTACACATTAATGATTTTATACACTACATTGGCCGTAAACCCATCAGTGGTGATGTAATCGAATTGCCTCATTTACGAGATGATTTTGCCTTAAATGATTATGATGTAAGTTTACCCAGATACTACGTTATTGAAGATGTAGGTCGTGCAAGTGAAGGTTTTAGTGCTACGTGGTATCCGCATCTATACAGATTAAAAATTAAAAAAATCACAGATGCTCAACAATTTGCAGACATCTTTAATCAGCCTGCCAAAGACGCCAACGGTGATCCTGATCCGTCTGGTAAATCTCTTAGAGATTTGTTGAGTATGCACAGTACAGAATTGTCTATCAATGATGCCATTGTTGCCCAAGCTGAAGCAGACGCTCCAAAAAGTGGTTACGAAACAAGACAATATTATACCCTGGCTGTTGATCCTAAGACTGGCAGCCCATTATTACAAACTGCTGACAGTGGATCCATGTTGGCCAGCGATAATGGTACTGAGGTAACTGCGGCGGCTGTAAATGCAGTGCCGCAACGTAGTGGTTATACTGGATACTTGTTAGGAGATGGATCTCCTCCCAACGGATATGATTTTGGATTTGGAATACAATTTCCATCTAACCCTGCCAAAGACGATTTCTTTTTGCGTGTAGATTTTTTACCCAACAGACTGTATAGGTTTGACGCAGATGTAAGCTCTTGGATTGCTGTAGAAGATGCAGTACGTATGAATATGACCAATAACGATACTAGAAATACTCTAAAGACTGGATTCATCAACAACAACAATTATGTTTATTTTGATGCTGTGGTCAGCGACTATGTAATATTGAATCAAGGAGATAGTGTAATTAATACTATTATTGATCCTAATGTAACTGGTCTGTATCTTGTGTTAAAATTGGAAGTTACCACACTACAATATGTTGTAGCCGATAATCCAACCATGTTTAGTACCTATCAATACGTAAGTCCTGCCGGCATAACCAGTAATAAAACACGTATTACACTACCAACTATTGGAAGTGTACAACAGACCATACCGGTTACAGGTCAATGGATTATAACGTTCTACAACACTAGACAATCTGAACGTCAAAGTCTTAGCCAAGCACTTAAACCTAGGGCAGATTTATAATGGAATTTTTTTACGATGGTCAAATAAGACGCTACATTACACAAACCATACGTGTGTTCAGTAATTTTGTAGTCAAGTACGGTGACGGTACGCTAGTTAGAATACCAGTCATGTACGGAGATGCTGATCGCCAAGTGGCCAGTATCATACGCAATAATAGCGAAAACAAAGTTAATAGTGTGCCTCGAATTGCAGTCTATGTAAGTTCGTTTGCCTTAGACAGAGATCGTCTAGCTGATTCCAGTTACGTAGGCAAAATACATATCCGAGAACGTGGCACACAGCTAGATTCTACACCTGGTAGTCCTACATATGGACAAATGATCTACAATGAAGATCAAGGAAGACAATATACTGTTGAAAGACTAATGCCAACTCCTTTCAAACTTACCATGAAAGTGGATATTTGGAGTTCTAGTAGTGAGCAAAAATTGCAAATTATGGAACAACTGTTAGTCTTATTCAATCCTAGTTTAGAATTACAAACTACAGACAACTACATTGACTGGACTAGCCTTAGCGTACTAAACTTAAACGATGTTACTTGGAGTAGTCGACAAGTTCCCGTAGGTGCAGATACTCCTATAGACATTGCCACTATTACTGTAGATGCTCCAGTATGGATTAGTCCGCCAGCTAAAGTCAAACACTTGGGTGTTATTACTAAAATTATTACTAGTATGTACGAAAATTCTACTACTAGCGGTACTTATATTGAAGGGTTAGGAAGCGATCCTATTGGCAGTACTACATCATTATCGACTATTTTAGATAAAGTAGTAACTGTACAAGGTCAAAACAATATAGAAGTTTACGGTAGTTCTGTTATATTATTACACCCTAATGAAAGCGTTATGCCCAATGAGCCCACTGCGGATCCAGCACCTGTAAGACAACAACCAGCGTTAGATTGGAATGAATTTTTAATTACTGCTGGTGGCAACTATGTTGCTGGTAGCAGTATGATATATCTACTCCAAACCAACGGGTCTTATGTAGTAGGTACATTTGCTCTAAATCCCTTGGATCCAGGAAAATTAAGTGTAAATTGGAACCCCGATTCGTTAGTTACAAACACCGGCATAGACAGTGCTGGCCTACTGGATAGTATGACAGGTTATAATGCCGCTGCCAGTTATAGAGCTAACAGCACAGGCACATTTGATGCTATCATTAATCCGTTAACTTATAATCCTGGAACCGTGTCTGCTGGTACACGCTATCTCATAATCGAAGACATTGGCAATGCGGCCAATACTACACCAGCTGTTGCTTGGGGTAATCTAGTCGCACATGCCAATGATATTATAGAGTGGACAGGTACGCACTGGAATGTAATCTTTAGTCACAGTCAATATACAACTACTATGGTCTGGCAAACGAATATATACACTGGTATACAATACTTATGGAACGGTGTTTCATGGGTTAAGAGTTACGAAGGTGAATATACGGCAGACCGATGGAAAATAGTATTATAAAAGAACAGATAGTATGTAGTGGCGCATTATTTTATGCTAAATCTACACGACGATTTTTACTATTACAAAAAGCCGCAGGTAAACACGAAGGAACTTGGGGACTAGTTGGTGGTACTAATGTGCAAGGAGAAACACCTTGGCAGGGATTGCAACGAGAAATACAAGAAGAAATTGGTCGTTGTCCTGATATTATAAAAACTATCCCATTAGAAACATTTGTATCCAATGATAAAGTATTTAATTTTCACACTTACTTGTGTGTTATTGAAAAAGAATTTGTGCCTGAACTAAGCGATGAACATCAAGGATGGGCTTGGTCAACCCTGGATCGTGCGCCTAAGCCACTACACCAGGGTCTACGTAACAGTTTTAGCAACAAGACTATTCGTACTAAACTTCAAACAGTCTTTGATGTAGTTGATTTAATGTAATGTTGGTTTGTCGCCAAATCGATCCATTTTAGCTTCTTTTAACTCGTCCACAATTTCTTCCATATCGTCGTCTCCGATAGTTTCGTTAACGTCAGTTGCTTCAAATACTTGTGGCGCAGTCTCATCTAACTCTACTTCAAAATTTATAAATCTAAGATAATGGAAAAAGAACGCCTTTAGTTCTTCAATGTCGTTATCCGTAGCATCAACAATGCCATGATACTCTACAAATTCTTTTACAGAATTGGCCAATAACGCGGCTTTGATCTGAGGATAATACCAAGTAAAATTCTTTGTGTTTTTATAAATTACATGCACATCAAATTTAGCCAGCTCTTGTTCATCCTCAATTTTTTCTTCAGGGCCAAAAAACTCAGCTTGCCATGCTGTTGATATAATGTCTTTTTCTGCAAGGTCGTCTTGCCAATCTTTAATTTCTGTATTATCTGTGCTCATGTGCTCTCCAGGGTTGCAACTATTTAACTAGATCCGAAATAAGTATACTATAAAGTGGAGTAAAAATATGTTTTCAAGAATACAAGATTTAGATCGTTACAAACTTGATTGTAAACGATTTACCCTAGGAATACAAGGCCAATCGGACGATGTTGCCAAAGAAGGTCAAAAACTATTTGAAAGTTTGAAACAGTCAGTTGAAGATTTTGACAACACTACTCGAGGACTTATAATAAAAACTGAAACTGGTGCCCATTTGGATCACGTGGCCGCACAAGACCGTGTGCGCGAAGCTAAAACAGCCATGGAAACATGGATGCTGACCTATGCGCCAAACACCCATGTAGAAGAAGTTATCCAAGATTTGGCTAAATAATAGCAATAAGCGGAGATTCTTAAATGACGACTCAAACCCAACAAGGCGTAACTAATACCAATCAGATAAATCCTGGCTTCCCTATTGTAGGTGGCGACGGTGCTGGTAGTAACTTAGTTATTAGATCAACCAGCAACGGCAACAAGGGTGCTGTGATATTCGATGAAGCAACATCCAGTTTTGGACCTAATTCAGGTGCAGTACAGGCGATTGGTGGTATTGGTTCTCAGAATAACGTGTCCGTAGGAGGACAGTTTATCAACATGCCTTATGGCTATAGTGTGAGCAACGTCATTATTCCGCCAGGCTTTGGCGGTGACTACAGAGGTTACTATAATCTAGTTCCCACAGGTGCTACCAGAGTATATTCAAGCTATACTGTAACATTTAGTGCAATGCCTGCACAAAATGCACCCCCTTTTATTGTAGGTCAATCAATAACTGTATCAGGCGTAGTTCCAGTAACTTACAACGGTGTTTATACCGTAACAGCGTGTACAACTACTTCAGTTACATTTGCAGTTAACTATACAGATCCTGGTGTTATTACTACTCAAGGATTTGTATTCCAAACAATCAGCGGAGTGAACGCACCTAGCATTACCGTACAGGCACCACAGTTGCCTAACAGTGCTCCAGCAAGTATTAATCCTGTAATGAATAATCAAACACTAATGGTTACAGCTGGTACTAACAGTGCAGGAACTACCACATTGACATTTGTTAACCCATATGGTAGTGCAACTATTCCTCCATTTGCAGTTGGTCAATATATAAGAGTACAAGACGTTACTCCTACATCTGGTACTATGAACGGTGTTTATGCTGTCACAGCATGTACAGCTACCCAAGTAAGTTATCTATCAACAGCAAGTGGTCCAATTACACAACAAGGTACAGTAAGTAGTGGTTATGTTGTTGGAACTAACGTGGTATATCCTGGTACTGGATATACTCAACAACCACAGATTACGTTTTCTGATCCGGTAGCTCCTGGACAAACTGTATATTATCAAGCTCAAAATGGATTTGCACTAGGCGCAGTTCCACAAAGTCTTGCTATTACTGGTCTATCAAATGCTACTGGTCCTATTGCGGCTACAGCAAACACTAGTATAACTGCTGTAAGCGGTACTACAGTTACCGTTGCTAGTACTACTAACTTAAACGTAGGACAGCCTATCCTAGTAGCTGGTGTGTCAGGCGGTATTCAAAACGGTCTATATAACG